CAAAACTCTAGTGTCAAATCAACTAACATAACGCATGAGGGTGGTTCACCCACTACCTCACGCGGTTTCTATGTTGGTGCTCAGTAATTAGTCTTCGGCTAATTTCTTAAAGAAATCTAAAGACTCATCATCAGATTCTGATGACATAACTTCTGGTGCAACAGGTGCTGCTGGAGCTGATGGTATTTCAGCTGCTGGCTCAGAACCAAAACTAGATTCTGCTGTTGTAGATGGAGCTGCTCCATCAAGACCTAACACTCTATTGAGCTTCGATTGAAGTTCCTCATAAGTTTTAAAGTTAGTAGGATTAACAAACTCTTGAAGCATGTGCTGTGATTTCCATACTTGCTCTAATTGCTCATCATCATCAGATAAAGGAGCTGAAACGTCTAGCTCAGATTTATCATAGTTTCTAAATCCTTCTACGTTTCTAATCTTTAGTTTGAAGTCAGCACCTTCCCATAAATCAAATGGGTTGATTGGTGACTCATCTTCGAACTGCGGGTTCATAGATTCGTTTAGTTTGTCAAAGATTTTTTTACCAAACTTGTAAAGGAATACTTTTCCTTCGTTTTCTGGATTAGATGGATCTTTAACAACATAGATATTAGAAACAAAGGACAAACGTCTTTTCTGTTTTCTAGCTTTATCTTTATTGGCTTCAATACCAGAGTTCCATAACATTGAGTTATACTCAGATACTGGATCTTTTTGACCAAGAGTGGTCAGAGAGTTCTCAATATACCAACCACCAGTTCCTTGGAAGCCATGATCCCACACTCTTACGAATGGGACATCCTCTCCTTCAGACTCAGGTAGGAATCTAATTACAGCATAACCGTTACCTGCTTTGTCGACTTCTGGTTTCCAGAAACGTTCATCAGGTCCAGGTCCGCTAGACTTAGATTGTAGTTTATTAAGGGATGCTGTTAGCTTATCAAAACCTTCAGCTCTATTGCGCTTGAGTGCGCCGAATGAATCAGTCATATTTACTCCTATATGCGTTGTATGCGATTTATTGCGTTTTATTAAAATTAGAGAGTATTATCTCTCTATACTTATTTATATCAACATTAAGAAAGGGTTGGTACTTTATGGCTTTCAATTTAATGTCAGGCCACATAATATCATCACTTAATTCTTTATCCCAATATGCGAACATTTTACAACATCTATTAATTAAAGTCAACGTTTCAATACAAATATCTCCACGCATATATAATCTCAATAGATAAGGATGCTCGTTCTTAGGCACAATGATATTGTCATTGAAGTCATCTTTCATTTTAGCTATATCGCCTTTAAAAATATAAGTTAGAGATTGATGTCTCTTTTTATATTCCATGTAGATGTCTTCAGCACTATCTTCTCTTATACTGCCAATATAAAAATCTTTACTACCTATAAAGTTAGCTACAAGAAACTCCACTGGGTCTTTCTTCTTGCTTAGTTTATAGAAAAAGTATTTGTCTTTTCTTGTTTCAAATGTCTGGCGCCAGGCTTTGACTTTACCATTGTATTTAAAATAGTCGTAGTTCTTGTCACTAAAGTGAGACTTCAGTGCTAAGTATTTTACATATGCGTCATATGGGTCCACTTGTTTAAGCCTGCCTTGCAGCAAAGTTCTTTACTCCATTTAATTCGCGACACTTAATACACTTGCCGCATTCACCAATTACTTTTGTATTATCTTTATTATACACTAGATCGCCACAAGTGACAACAGCTTTTTGCATTTCTCTTGGTAACGTATTCCATAAATGTAATTTAGTTCTATGACCTATAGGTGATTTAAACTCTGTATGTATTCCGTAGTCTTTAAGATTGCTGATGTATCCATCAAATAATTTTTTATGCCTATCATCATAGTTGGTTGCGTCTAGTCCAAATGGCATTGCAGGTCTTCGCTCTAGTACGCCATCTTCATTGTAGTCATACAGCCCATCTGCACGTCCATCATCAAATTCTAGCTGTCCTCCATAGCACATACCAAAATGTATTTCTTTAATCCATGGATTTGCAAAATTAATCATATATGCTATTGCAGGCCATTTAGATAATATTGGTATTGTATTAGATATGCCTGCTGTTCTAGGTTTATCTTTATTGTATTTTTTTGTTCTTTCTCTGTCTATAAAGCCATTGAGATTGTGTTCTGGCTCTAATTTCCAATTGATTACATTGACATTATAATAGTCTTCTATTTTTTTTATTACTGATCTATGCCATGCATTATTTTTTATGTTAGATGTAAACTCATATCTAAAGATGTATGGCTTTCTTCCATTCTTCAAAAGCCAATGTAATAATGCAACACAATCCATACCGCCAGACATGGCCAATATGCAATCTGCATCTTTTAAATCGTACGGTTTATTCTTCATCTAAAGGTAATCTACTTTGTTTTTGAACGAGGTTTAAACCTTCTGCGTTCTCATACAAGATTGCCTTTAGCTTTTGATTTCTCTGTATTAGAGACGCCAGTGTTTCTGGTTCTACTTCTTCGTTTCTTTCTAAAAAGTCTTGTACTGCATCAAGGTGAGTTATCTTACCTTTTGCATCTACTACAGCTTCTTCAATAGCACGAGCAAATTCAGCTGATGATAATACTTTCAGCTCTACTTGTTTCTTACTCACACAAACTCCCATGGAGTGTTCCATAATCTTTTCCTATATTTTTTATAAGGATCCAAATTCTTGACCCTTACAAAGTTTATTATTGGAGATGCTTGTTTCTGCTTTCTTGACTCCTGTCTAATATAGAATGGATCCCTCTTTGGAACCTTAACAATCATTCTATGGTTATCAGAATCAGATAGCAAATCATAATCCCATTCCTTAACGCCCGGTCTTCCAATACCAGTAAAGAATTCTGCATCACCATGCCTTACACCCTGAAACTCTAAATCATATCCACCTGTGGACCAAAAACATTCTTTGCTCATTATCCATGTATTAGGATGTGTCACGTATTTAATTATTCCTTTGGGATCCAGCAATTCATATGAAGACATTTCTTCCGGCATCTCCATATCTGCTTTAGGAGCATACCACATGCCATCTTTTAATTCTTTAAAGAATCTTAAATACTTGTACATTCCAACAGACTCAAAGCAATCAACATCCATTAATAACATCCAATCGGTCTTACATTGCTTAACGCCTATGTTTCTACAAGCATGAGAATTAAATCCCATATCTTCCATTACATCAATGCCTGTAAGATCAAATCTGTCTCTGTGTACTTTAATTACTTCTCTAAAATAGTCTCTGCCTTTTTCATGGCCATCATTTATTACTATTAGTCTAGGAGTCAAATGAGGATACTGCTGTGCCATAGAATTATAGAATTGCATTTGATTAAACAAATGATTCTCTTGGCCATACCAGGTCATAATTACGGTGAGATCATTTAATGTTTTTGCTGTTGTCATACTATGTTGCCCAACGATTATTGAGCATCTCTTGCTCTGCTTTTATCCATCTGCTGCTATAAAAAGTTTCAGTGTAGTCATCAAACCAAGGTCCGCCATCTGTATAATGAATAGCCTTTGGATTGTCTAAGTGGTAGTAGTCGTCTAAGCAATTCCATTCTAAAGGTATGCTTCCTATTTCTTCATCATCAAGCCATCTTAATTGGTGGAAATCTAATCCTGGTCTATGATTGTTACAATACTCTGGTGTCAATATTTTATTAGAAGGATGTTCGTTGTTAAAAGCCATAAAGCTAGCCCAGTTTTTTCTAAACGCTCTGTGCTGAGGAACGCCATCCATTTTTATTTGACTGTTAGGAATATATCCAGGATGCTGACAGCAATATGCTGCTTTGCTATTGTCAAATGTATCTATTAGCTTAGCTGGATCATCTAAGAAAAGAAAATCACAATCAACAAAGAATGACCACCCTTTAAAGTTGGATAAGAATGGTACCCAGAATCTGGTAAATGTAAAGTCGGTTGATTGAACCTCTCCCCAGTTACGGTTATAGGATTCAATATCTTCACTAAAAAGTTTATTGACTTTTAGTTTAGAATTACGTAAGCTGTATTCGCATACTTCGTATGCTCTAGTTTCTCTGCTGTCGTAACCTATGAAAATTTGGTTCTGTGAGCCAGTATTTGTACTCATGTATCCATTCCTCTCTCTTTTGTATACTTTGCTGAAAATATTCTTCAGTAAGTTCTGGGTGATAATCACTCCAGTATTCAAATATTATTGCCCATGGGAATGCTTTTTTAGTTAAGCTGCCTTTTGAAAATATAATCATTGGCATGCCTAGTAGTCTAGCAATCCACATATGGGCTCCATGATACCCTATAACACCCCTACTTTGCAACATTAAGTCAACAACTTTTTTCATTGGTGTTGCATAATGTACGTGTCTAGGATCCCATCCACGTTTCTTAATTAGGTCTCCTACTCTTGGCCAAGCCATTCCGGAAGGTGTGTTTGCGAGCGGGTCCTTCCATGCTTTGCCAGCGTCGTAGTCGGCTAATTGTTGTTTGTGTTTAATGCTAGTAACCATAGTAATTTTATTGTATGTACTAAAAGCATTGTCCCCATCATTCATCCCGTATTGAGAGAATCTCATGTTATGAAGCTCCATATCTTTTGAGTCATAATTGTCATGATTGTATCCTAGAGGACTATCGTATACGTGTTCTATTCCTACATCCCAGAAAGGAGGTTTCTTTATTATGTTGTTTGTTATAGATATCCATTGTTGGATAGTTTCTGAATCTGATTCTTTATATAACTTAGGTTCAGGATCTGGCCAATGGAATTTTAGAACTACATCTGTACTGTTCTTTTCTGCCATATTATAAGCATACGAAATTGGTGATATTATATCACCGTAACCTATCTTACCTTTCCAATTGATTATTAAAGGATCAAAGTTATCTCTTATACTATGTTCTTTATAGTCTTGGAGAGGATGATCTAATCTAAATGGTGTGTCCGGATTATTTGGCATTCACTGTCCTGTTAATATTAAAGGTGATAATGTGGCCCCTCGTTCTGTACCCTCGCCCATTTATCCGACAATCCCCCGCTCTTGATTGTCTTTCCGCGGGTAGAGCTACCAGATGCTCTACCGAATATGAGTTTATTATACAGCTCTATTGACTGGAAGTCAACGGCCAACTGAAACTCATTGTCATTCTTTCGCCAAATATAATAGGAGTATGATATACCCCGCTACGTATATATATTGCATCACCAGGCGACAAAACAAAAGAAGAATTTTCTTTTTCGCCATATGGGCTTTCTACAGTATACGCAACTGTGTTCCAACACTGCAATATAATAACATCCATACCATCTTTATGTCTTCCAAAACTAAATCCGTCTGGTATCCAATTGGCATAAATGTGTTGTTGAGAGAACTTAAACCTTTTTTTCATATACCTGGCAACCTTTTCAGATTCAGGCTCGAACTCTCCCTTAAATTGTAACCATCTATTGTTATAGTTTATTTCTTTTAGAGGTTGTAGATACTTTTTCTTGTCGGCATGTTGATATGCTTTTACTACATCTAATGCAGTTAAATTAACATCGACCAGGTTACGCATGATCTTAAATCCTGCTGTGTAACCCTCATACAAATCATCATAAATGTCTGTACCTTTTAGTGATTCAAATTGCGTGGCCATACCAACTTATCAACACTAAACGGTTGCCCCTTTCAACTTGTCCTACTCCATGCATTAAATGTTTATCGTATACCAACGATTGTCCTACATGCATATCAATTACTTTTGGAATGCATCTATCGCCTATAGGCGCATCTCCCTTTCTATATTTGTTCTCTGGCCTGCCCCTTTTTTCGTATGGCAACATGGCTAATGCTTGGCCACCTTTTAAGTCATCTGATGCATCTAAGAATGTGACGATAGTTAATCCAACTGCATCATCGTTATCGGTATGAAATTTAGTAAACGATTCTTCTGTATAGTCTAGGAAGTAATGTCTAAATGTTTTTTCATGGTTAGATGCATATTGATCTATTGCTCCAAAGCATTCCATTTCAACTTGCGACTTTTCAGGATGCCTTTTATCTACATCAAATAAATTGTAGTCTTGATGTGCTAGCTCTGATGGCAATGAATTGTACACATCTATTAATTGTTTTCTGTGAGTATCGCTTATAATGTTTTCAATTTTGTAATACATAAAAAAAGGTCCCTATAATATATATTTAACGCCAAAAGGGCCCTACAGGGCCCTTTCTTTGTAGCTACTTAATTAAGCAGCTTCTGCAAAAGCAAGAGCAGACTCTAACGCCTTAACCTTCTTGACTTTATTGACACCGTACCAAGCAGAGTTGATTCTGGAATCATTTTCTCTACCAAGCTCGTGGTCAGTCAAATATGTTACAGCGTTGAATGCTTGCCAGAATGAACCTTCTGCGTATTGCGCGCCAGGTTGAGTTCCAACAACTTCCATTGCTCTCTTTGCATTTTTAGATCCATACTTAAGGAAGTCCTCAGTATTAGCTGGATCGAATCCAATGCCTTTCACTTTAGGGTTCTGATTAGCGAACACTGTAGTGAAATAAGTTCTAAGAGACTCAGGAGTATAACGCTTAGAAGATAAGAACTGAGCCATATCTTTATAAGTTTCCATTTTGCCTTTAGCAACTCCAAGTAGCTCTTTAGCTTCTTGAACATCAAACGCTTTCTTATGGTTAAGAGAAACTTGATAGTCTCCTTTCTGAGCAAGAGAAAGAGTAAGCGTATTGTTACATACAACTCTTATAGGAGTAAACCTAATATCTACTGCTCTACCATACATATGTGGATTAGTTAGAAGCAAATAAGAATCTACTTTATCTCCACCGTTAATTGTAAAGTCATCCTTTACTTTAGCAAGTGCCCAAACTCTTTTACCGTCTTGTAAAGAACCAGCAGTATGCATTTCCATATCACCAGCATCACAAAACTCTCTAAAGAATTCAAACGCATCTGAGTTTTGAACAGGAACCCAGTTTTCCTTTACCATGTCAAGAGGCATTCCATCAGAACTTCTCACTAACATATCGTGACCAGAATAGATTTTCTCGCCATTGAAATCTGCTAATGCAGGAATCTTTTCGACTTGCCAATCTAAACCAGCTTCTCTGATCATATCGTCTACGCCGATACCATCTGCTACTTTCGTACCAAGACCATGCCAAGGAAGTTCCCCTGCGTAAGCCATTGTTTCTACCATATGTGCCATAATTTATTTCTCCTATTAGTTTAAATTATACAGCTATTATACAAAATAGTTCATTTAAAGTCAACAGTTATTTTAAATTATTTTTGCATTAATTATTCTGGCTATGTTTTGTACCCATTCATTAATACGATCATCTGACATTTCTGGTTGGTTTTCTTCATCTAAGCAAAGACCCCAGAATACTCCTTCAGTCATTACGGCTTGTGATTCTTTAAAGTCATGGCCATCAGTAGTAGTTAAACATTCAACTGATCCACCAGCCTCTGTTACTGCTCTACCTAATAAGCCTACAGCATCGCAATAGTAAGTAGGATATCCTACCTGATCGCCTAGCCCATATATGAATATAGTCTTGTCTGTAAAGTTAGTGTCTTTGAAAGTAGGGAGATACCAATTCCAATCTTGAGACATCTCTCCATCAAACCACGTTGGCGCTCCTAATATATAATAATCATGCGACGTCCAATCTTCTGGTTGGATGTCATGCACCATTACTATCTCTGACTCTATATTATAATGCTCTAAGAGCTCCTTCTTAATATACTTAGCATGGTACTCTGTATTACCAGTATCGGTTCCTACTACTATTTTTACCTTATTCATTATTTTTCCTTATCTATACCTGACCTACTCACAGACGAGATGATCCACTAAAAAGAATCAAAAGTCAACAGCTAATATATATATTTTAGTAAAAAGTTAAAAAAGTCGATATTGACTTTTAATCTAAATTGTAGTATAATGGACTCTATTATGATAAAAGCGAAAATGATTTGCGATTTCAATAATCCCATCTCTGTTGCGTATTCAAAGATAGCTCTCAAGACTTGGGAAGCTGTTGAGAATGTTGAGGTCGAAAGGTTTCAATGTTATACGCCCGCTACTATAAACGATGCACCTTTTAAAATCAACTGGGGCAAATATAGTAGTGCTGGTAAGTATAAAACAAACAGACATGAGATAACTCCGACAGAGAAGGCATGCCTTACCTCAATGTTTCATTGGTGGAAGCATATAGCTGATACAGGAGAGCAAGTTATTATATTAGAACATGATGCATATGTCACTCACCCTAAAAAACTGATGGCGCTAGTTGACGAGATAGAAGGTAAAGATTTGTGGTGTGTTGGCATTGCAATGGAATGTGTATCAATGTCACCTGGCTTTGCAAGATACTGTATGAGTAAGTGGCAGACAGTTAATGAAATGATTGATGCAGGACCAATGGCAGAGCTGTTTACAGCATTTACAGAATATACTGACATGCTCGATAGATTTGATGGCAAGAAAGAAAAAATTGAGGTACAGAAACTTTCTAGCAAAGCCAAAAGAGCAAGATTGTTATGGCCTACTATTCATTCAAAGAATAAATTAGGAATGTCTAATAGATGGAAAGAAGCACTGAGTGGTACAAAGGGATTACAGAATGCTCCAGTTACTCAATGCTTTTATCCTAAAGTAGACTCGACAATAGAGCATAGCAAGAAGTTAGGATCAATTTACGAACCAACAACATACAGACAATTACACATACTGGAGAAACTATATGAAAGAGGAAGCTAGATTAGCAGCAGCAGAAAGATTGGCAAAGGCTAGAGAGGAGAGGTATAAAAAGAACCCTCCTAAGTATACTCAGTTTGCACCATCAGTTGTAGCATTAGATGATGACCATGACTTTAGTTTAAAAAATGTACGTGAATGGATTAAAGAAGCTAAGATGCATAAAACTTCTGAACATAGATCCCATGTTGGTGGAGATAAATCTGCACTTGCAAGAAGAATAACTTGGGAAGGTTATATTTCTCAATTAGATGGCTATTTGAGAACCGGTGATTATACCAGTCCATTTGCTGGAGGCGATATGGAAAGAAAAGTAAAGAGAGCATGTATTGCAATGGCATACTTTCCTAACGGAAAACCTAAAAGAGAGTTTGGCGTATTCTATAATGACTATATGCAAGACTGGACACCAGAGCTAGAGAATGAAGAGCGAGAAAGTTATGGTATGCCTAAACTTGAGTTTACAGAAAAAGGTCATATACTAGTTTCAACATCTAGTGCTAAGAAGACTACCAAGTCTAAAAAGAAAAGAAAGCCAATGGGATTATTACAGAAGCAAGCATTTGTTGATAGAATGAAGAAAGCACGTGAAGCTAAACAAAAGTGAGCTAAATACTTCCATGGGCGAAGTAATTCAATTCCCAAAAATGGGTTCTCACAACGTACCTGTAAGTGAGGAAGAGAGACTTAATAATATTAAGCGCTATCAAGCGGAGCTTTCTTTAAACACTTCCATTGAGCTTACGTATCAACTATTCGAAGAGATCGAAGCAAGAGGAATTAAATTACGCAATAAAGAGCTAGATCAAGATTTGCTAATGGTATGCGAGGCATTAAAATCTGCATTGTTAAAAGCATGTGGTCACGATCATCCACTTCAAAAGATAACAGAGCAGGTTGTTAATTCCGAAGAAAGCAAGATTTTTGCCAGCACATGGCAGGACTTATATAACGACCAATAGCAGTTGACTTTATAATACCATTAATGTATAATGGTAGTTTTAATATGGATAAATTATGATATTAGTAGACTTAAATCAGGTGATGATATCAAACCTGATGGCTCAACTACACAGCAGTAGATCCAATACTGTTGATGAAGAGCTATTAAGACATATGGTGCTTAATGGTATTCGATCGTATAGAAACAAATTCAAAGACAAGTACGGTGAAATAGTTATCTGTTGTGATGATACTAATAACTGGCGTAAGAAAGAATATCCATACTACAAAGCTCATAGAAAACAAAACAGAGATGAGTCAGTTTTAGATTGGCCGAATATATTTGATACTTTGAATGTTGTTAGAGATGAGCTCAAAGAATTTTTTCCTTATAAGCATCTAAGAGTACATACAGCTGAGGCAGATGACATTATTGGTGTCTTGTGTCATCAGTTTGGTGTACAATTAGGATCTGGTGTAACAGCTAATAGTACAGTATATGGAACAGAAGCAGAACCAATACTAGTTTTAAGTGGTGATAAAGACTTTATACAATTACAACAATTTGTAAATGTGAGTCAATATGATCCAATTAGAAAAAGAATGATTAAGCATAAAGATGCACACCAATATCTTCAAGAGCATATAGTAAAGGGAGATAGAGGCGATGGTATTCCGAATTGTTTATCATCAGATGATACGTTTGTTAGTGGAGGCCGTCAAAAGCCAATGCGAGCAAATAGATTATCAGAAATTATAGGCGTTGTTCAATCTACTCCGTTGGATAAGATTAATGGCGAATATGAATGGGCGGCTGGATATCATAGAAATAGGATATTAGTCGATTTACAATACACACCTGATTATATTAGAGAACAAGTTTTAGAACAGTTCAATGTAGATCCAGGTGGAAGAGATGGGTTGTTTAATTACTTTATTAAAAAGAGATTAAATAATCTTATCGAAAACATAAGTGAGTTTTAATATGGCACTACAAAATCCAAATGCGGTAAATGCAAAGAAAGACGGACTGGGTGAAATTATTCTTGAAGTTAAGAAAGAAAAGTCTGTAGCTTCTAAAATAAAAATCCTACAACAATGCGATAGTCGAGAGCTTAGAGGAATCTTTGAGCTAGCATATGACAATCGAATTAAATGGGCACTGCCAGAAGGCAACCCTCCTTACAAACCATTGGACAAATCAATGGATGCTCAAGGAACATTACATACAGAGATGAGAAGAATGTATGTGTTCTTAGAAGGTAAGGCAAATATTACTCAAGCTAGAAGAGAACAAATGTTTGTTCAAATACTTGAGACAGTCGATCCTGATGATGCATCCCTTTTAGTACAAGTAAAAGACAGAAAAATTAAAGGCGTTAGCAAGAAGACTGTTAAGATGGCCTATCCTGAATTTCTAAACGAAGCAGAAAACCAAGACGTATAATGCCACTATACGATTTCATAGACACTGAAACTGGTGAGGAATTTGAGCTGATGCTCAAAATAGCCGAACGTGAGGAGTTCTTAAAAGACAATCCAAACGTAAAACAGAAAGTAGGTGCTCCAATGATCGTAGGTGGTGTAGACGGTTTACGTAAAGTCGATGATGGCTTTAATGAAGTACTACAAAAGATAGGTGAGCAGAATCCTCAATCTAACTTTGGTAGGGAAATGAATTCAGCTAAGTCTGGTAAACAGGGCCAGGTTAATAAAGCTGTTGATAAATGGAAGGCGAAAGCCGCAAAAGACAACAAGGTGTATGACACCAAAGGAATAGAAAATTTATGAAGATGACAACAGACAACATTTTAGTTGCAGAGATGAAAGTAAAAGAAAAGAAAGAAAGAGTAACCGAATCTGGTATTATTCTTTCTGCTGACGTCGATGATACTAAACCAGGCTCAGCACCAGCAATGGTAATTGCCGTTGGCCCAGATGTAACATATATTAAACCAAATGATGTGGTTTATGTAGACTGGTCTAAAGGATTGATTATTGATGTTGATGATGATAGACAGGGCGTAATCTTGCCTTTAGAGTCTGTCAAAGCGGTGAGAGACTAGATCATGATAGATCTCCAGCTCTCAGACCTTCAGAGACTGCCTAGAAGGAACGTAAATGGTAAGAGACTATATGAGACACCAGATGGTACTTTATATCCGTCAGTAACGACTATAACGGGGCAGATGACGAAGAAGGCTATTACAGAATGGCGCGCCCGGGTAGGAGAAAAAGTTGCTAATGAAATAACAACTAAAGCAGCTTCAAGAGGAACATCTATTCATAAGTTGTGTGAGCATTATGTTCTAGGAACAATGGATGATGTTAAGGTGATGCCATCTAACAAAGAGATGTTTGATGCAATGTCAAAACATCTTGGTGATTCATTGGGCGTAATTAAATGTGTAGAAGGATTTTTATTCTCTGACTTCTTACGATCAGCTGGACAGGTAGATTGTGTTGGTGAATATAATGGAGTAATGTCTGTTATAGATTTTAAGACATCTAAGAAAAAGAAACCTGAAGCATGGTGTCAGAATTATTTTGTACAGGAAGCAGCTTATAGCTTTATGTTTGAACAAATGACAGGTATACAAATACCTCAGCTAGTAACTATCATTGGAGTTGATGGTGAAAGCGAACCTCAAGTATTCATCAAGAATACTAAAGAGAGAAATCAATACTTATTAAAGTTTCTTGAGCTTAGAGAGGCGTTCGACCTCATCGGCTAGCTCTTTTTTTTCGTCTACTAATATTTGAATTCTTTGATACAGCTTATAGACTTGTTCTTGTAGTTCTTTTACTGTACCCTTATAATAAGTATCTAAATTTATTTGTTTGTTTGTCATTTACTTAGTAATGATGTTAAGAAAACTTCCCATTGCTTTGATCTCACATCCCATGAATAGAAACCATCAGCATATGCTTTTTGCATTTGCAATCTTTCTTTCATAGATGGTTCTTCAACTAATCTCATAGCGTCAGCTAAGGTTAAAGCATGCCTCGAAGCGTGCTCATTCATGTCCTGTGTATAATCATACATTAGGGTCCAATTAGCAGCTGTCTCAGGTAGTGCTGCAAGACTACTATGTACACATATGCATCCAGCACTCATAGCCTCTATGAGAGCAATACAAGAAGTCTCAGGCCATATGCTTGGTAGAGCAAATATATGAGCTTTCTGTAATGCTTTGTGTATCTCTTTATTATCTACGTGTCCGTGATAAGTCATTTTAGGATGCTTTTTAATTTTATCAAACAGAGGCTGGAATTCTTTATCTCTTTCTTCCCAACCATATATCCCAAATGAACTATAAACATCTAAGTGCCAGTTAATGTCAGGTAGAGTCTGCTCAATCCATTCCATGACCGGATACAACAAATCTAATCCTCTATGAGGAGTAGTATGATAAATTAAATTAACACATTCTTTGGAATCTGGTTTTGTATGTTCCGGAATAGGTTCAATGGCGTTTTGTAATACAGTCAAAGAACCAGCTGGAACATTTAGATAGTTTTCTATTTGTTGTCTTTGCCAATGTGACACGCACACTATACCATCAAACTTATTATGGCCGCCATCTTTAAGATGAGCCATTTCTGGATCGCCAGCTAAGTCGTGTACCCAATAGATTGGTTTCTTGCCTTTCTTTGTTCCTCTAAACCTTGATGGAATTATTTGAAACTTATCAAGAGTAGCATCATCTAACTTATCAAACAATGCATGTTTCATTATCTCAGTTCCACCCATTGCATTCTGATCTACTTCGTTTTGTTCAGCTTTAACTCTAGCGTCCTTTGCTGCTTTAGGATCACCGATTACGTTTAACTTCATAGTCCGTACTTAGCGTCAATTGCTCTATGAGCAATAAGTTGATCATACCCACCGATGAGTTGATCATCTTTGTATATTTGAGGCATGGTTCTTGCGTTAGGATTTTTTTCCATCAATTCCGTAAAGAATTCTGGATCCTCATTGATATTTTTTACTTGTACTTCTGCTTCGTGTTGAAGCTCGAACTTAGCCTTTTCGCAATAAGGGCAGTTGTTCTTTGAATAAATTAGCCACTTGGTCATAATATAGTTCCTCAGTTAAAATTGTACGCTTGCTCCACAACCGCACGAGTTTGTTTCTTTTGGGTTTAAAACTTTTACAGTAGTATTTATTCCTTCTGTAATAACATCCAATGTAGATCCCTCTATCATTGGAGCCGACATTACATCTATAACAACTCCGAACTTACCGAAGTCAATTATAATATCATCAGCTGATACATCATTGTCCCAATCAATTTTGTATTCAAATCCTGTACACCCAGCAGGCATTAAACCTATTCTAACATATTCTCCTTCCGCTCTCAAGTTATTCATAACATGAGTAATTGCTCTGTCTGTTAGATCAATCATTTGGTGGATTATTGTGACCCACCATAGACCCTGCTGTGTCTAATATTGGATGGTTGTAGTCCTTGTCGTTCTTTGTTTCATAATCTACCATAGCCTGTCTAATAGCATCTTCTGCTAGTACGCTACAATGTAGTTTAATTGGAGGTAAGTTTAATACCTCTGCAATATCTTTATCTTTAATTAATTTTGCTTCTGCAATAGTCTTACCCATCATCATGTCTACAAATAATGATGAAGATGCAATTGCTGATCCGCAACCATATGTTTTAAATTTAACATCAATTATTTTTTCATTATCATCTAGTAGTAGCTGTAGTTGCATTACATCACCACACGCAGGCGCGCCTGCAAGTCCTGTTGCAACATTCGGGTCTTTCCTATCTAAACTTCCGACGGAATGTTTTTTAGGATTTGCTAATACGGCTTCGAACCGTTGTACTACTTCGTCTGAATATGCCATTAATTGTATTGTTCGTTGTTTTCTATTATTCTAGGCATGTATACTTCTACATATGCCTGACAGTTTGGACAGGTTAAATTAGTAACCATGTCATATGTTTCATCTTCTTCGAGGTCGTGATCGCCACCCCAAATTAATTCTGTACCGCAGTGCCAACAATTCATATAAGGCCTATTGATCTGAATACTGGAAAGTAATATCCTGTTCCCGTCCACCAAACTATAATATTATTGATAATCATAATCTTAAAAAACCCTATCCAAAAAATTGTCCAAGCTGCTTTTTTTCCTTTACTGAATATGAAGTTTAATATTGGAAACTTCCAAAACCATAATCTAATTTTCATTTATTAAACTGCTTGTTCTTCAAGCCATTCAATATCATTATACTCAGGATGAATGTTATCCAATTTTACAAGGTCCTTATATTTTTCACAGAACTGTTTATATTTTACTGGCACCCCAATGTCAAATTCTTGTCTTATCTCTTCAATATCTCTTTCAAGTAAAGCTCCAACATCCTGATACCACAATCCTTTAGCAGCTGCTTTTTTACTGAGTCGTTCTGATTCAAAGTAAACTCTGAAAGGATCTAAAGATTTTGTTTGCATTGCAATTCCAGCTGCAATAGCTAGACCACACCATCTCATTGGAAAATAATTTACTTGTTTATATGTAACACCCTGTACAGCGGATTCGCCCATTGATGATGTATCATATCTGAATAATGTATGGTAAACATCATGTAGCAAATAAAGGTATCTGTTTATATTAACTCTTATATCATCAACAGCACCACCATATATTCCATAAATGTCTCTACTGTTATTATTAATGACCTCTTCTTCCTGATATCTATTTTCGTATACGTCCTCTAGTGGAAAATTTTTAAACATATGGCCCAAGTGACCGCCTAATGTATTAGCGGGTAGGGATTGCAACCATTCAAGATCTGACAATTTTTTTACCGTAACATTCTTTACGTGATCGGGGTCGTTAAATCTTCTACCCCATAGAATATCTCTTCCCTCAGAAGTACTTCTGAGTTTATATAATAAACTAAAATTACCAGTAAATCTAAGTTCACGGTATAATGTAGGAATGGCATCAACTCTTTCATTGCCATTATAATCTTCAAATTTAGTTTCCTTTCCCTTGTCAGTTCCATAGTGATTTACTATGATACTAGTTGCTTTCCAAATTTTACGTATTCTCCACATAGTAGGATCTCCTATAATTTACTTCTCTGATACAATAAATGTATACACACCATAGGCTAGTGCTACGTAAGCTAACCAGTCTATAAGTCCACCTAATAATATCCAACACAGGGATAACCCTATAATTACACCACCATCCCAGGTAGTTCTTTCTGCCCAACGGGCCATGATCCAATTTTTTGCTGTATCTAACATACAATCTCCGTTTTTTATTATTCCCAGGGAAATACGATCCAATCGTCTTCCCTATCTTTATTTATAGTCTCTCCACACACGTTGACCTTCATTTGAGATGAGGGCTTACTTAATAATGTAGCAAATTTAGGGTTTTTCATGGCCCTTAAATAAAATTGATTATGGACTTCACGCAATGTGCGACCAGAATCGTTTATATCATCAACTATAAGTAAATTGTTGTATTTGTAAACATCTTGCCACTTAAATTTAGACTCAGGGGCTTTACCATCTCTGAGAGAGATGTTTAGTGTATAAAGTTTACAATCGTAACAATGCGAAAGATTGACAGCAGGAATTAATCCTCCTCTTGTCAATCCTATTATTGCATCTGGTTTCCATTTGCCAAGTTGAGAGATGATTGATTGAACCATCTCATCATACTCTTCCCAGCTGACTACTCGTCTGCTTACTTCTGAAAGTACCATTCAGGATTTTGTTGCATCCATTTTAAAACTGCTTCAGGTGTTGAAGCAACATATGAATCGTCGTCTGCATTGTCTCTCATTTCAGGTTCTGCAAACACATCAATAACGGTTTGCGTGTCTCCATCAACAAGCATTGCATATCTCCAAGAACGCATACCAAAGTTTACGTTTCTCTTCTGACAATTCATTCCAAATTTCTGACACAAGTCTCCATTTCCATCAGGTAGTGATCTTACATTTTCAATATCATGCTTATCAAACCAAGCATTCATTACAAACGGATCATTTACTGTAGTACAATAGATGTTATCAACCCCTAGTTCTTTAAACTTACTAAAAAGTTTTTCAAATCCAGGTAATTGCTTAGAAGAGCATGTTGGAGTAAATGCACCAGGTAGACCAAAGATAAGAACTTTCTGTCCTTGTATTTCTTTGTTGAAATCTATCTTAATCCATTCACCAGCTTTCCTGTCAGCATAGTTAAATAATGGAAATTTATCTCCTTTAGCTATCATCCGGTGCACCAGTTTCTCCAGAGCTAACTTCTCTGAGTCCTACAAGTTGAGCAACGATAGTGCCAAGCAAAGGATCTTTTTCTTTGTTTAACCAATTCTTTAAGTAGTCAGTTTCTAATTCTGAAAACTCTCCTGCTGATAAACCAGCTAGTCTCAATTGAGCATCTAACAGTCCAGCAATAGCAAAGACTTGTTTATCTATATTTGCAAATTCTTTATCTGCCATTTCTTTCTCCTATAATATAAAAGTAGCGATATTATACCACTATACTAATTTAAGGTCAACACACTTTTGAAATAATACTTTCTCTCGTGCATACGCCTCTATTTCAGAAGGCGGTTCAAAAGGATTATCTAAATTCTCCATTTCCTCACCTTTCCAATGCATGCCATCTAATGATAGCTCTTTTCTAAGAAATTGTTTTACATGAACCATCTCATGGCATAATGTAGAAACGACTTCCTTAAAACTTTTTGTATTTGCTAGATCGATTGTAGACCACCAAACCTTACCATGTTCTTCTGTATCAACTATATCCATTACACAAAGACCGTGATAACTATTTTCTAACAGACCTTTCTTTTTAGGGTATTTTATATGAACCATCCCTTTAAATCTTCCAATATTCAGCTCATTAACGCAAACTTGGAATATATTTTCCAGAGATAGCTCTAATTTTTTACCAACAGGTCCGCCCTTTGTTCCGGTAACATAACAAAACATAATTTATTTCCTTTTAATAATATGTAAGTAAATATCTTCCCAATTCTTAGCTACGAAGCAATCGTGCTCTTCATTCATATTGTAGCCATGTTCCATTACTACAGGTTCAAAGTCTACCTTAGCTCCTGCAATAGCATTCTCTACTTTATCTTCTACCCACAAACATCCTCTGTATTTTTTACCTAACTTATATAGAGCCTCATCTTTATCTGCTCCTGTATCAAGATATACAAAGTCATCAAAAACATCACCAAAGTATTTTTTGAGGTTTCTGGTTCTCAAGTCTTGTGCTGCTTTGTCTTTGGATAGACTCGTACATACTACAAATCTGTATCCATAATTATTAGCTAGTAGTGATACAATTTCTTGTGCATCTCTTAGAGGTGGTAAGAAACCAATAGCGGCTGACTGGTTGAATAACCTAACCCACTTTTTACCCTCTGCTTTATCAAGACCAAATTGCTCTGCTGCATTATAAATGAACTTATGTTTTTTTACTTTTTCAAAGCCTTGATGTTCCATCCATATCTGAAACGCGTCTTCCCAATTCAGTAGTACGCCATCGACATCTGTGACTATAACTTTTTTCTTTATCATAATTTATCTCCTTACATGGGACATTATACTAAAGTTTCGGTTAAAAGTCAACGCCAAATTACTTCTTTAAAATTCTCTTTTGGTAATCCCCAGAATGCTTGCTTCCAATCTGACTGACCAAAGAAATCTAAGTGATGCCACTCTTCTTTCCTATCAAGCATCTCTTGAGCTTTTGCATCAAAGTCTATTCCTTTAACTATTTTTTCAACTTTTAATTTTTGTTCAGTAACTTGTATAAGATCAAACCCGTCCCATTCAAAATGTAACAGTTCAAATACATTACCATCAAAGTCAGCATAATCGACACTAATATCAATACCCCATTTTGGTCTCATTTGAGTAAACTTATGAAAAATAGGATGCACTTTGGATCTTTCTTCTAGCTGTTTAAGTGCTGGTCCTGCAAACCCATGTCTAAAATATAAATCTGCATGGTTTAAATGAGGACCGTATGTTTTAGCATCAAGGTCTCTAAACCATGGAGTCTTGCATGTAAATTTGTCTCTATGAGCTTGAACAACATACCCATTTGCAGCTGCAAATGCTTTTTCTACTATAGTTAGGTCGTATCCGTTTTGATCAAACAATGCTAACTCTCTTGCAGTAAACTTACAAAGTTCACTGTTTGGTATTGCCTTTTTCCAATTTTTATGAGGGTTAAGTCTGTTTTTACTTAATCTTAATTTCATTTAAACTCCTAGATGACTGGGTGAATATATTTTAATTACTTCTTCTTTACCCTTAACTTTAATATCACCTATCTCTTTGCAATGATAACTTGAAGGTAGTTGGTCTTTTGTAAAACTAGATATTATAGTTTTATATTCTATATACTCATGCCGTGCAGCGGTAGCTTCGAGTCGAGCAGCAAGGTTGACTGCATCTCCAATAACCGAATAGTCAAATCTGGATTCACTACCCATGTTACCAACAATACAATCGCCGGTGTTAATACCAGTGCCAACATTAATGTCAGGGAGACCGCGTTCTTTGTAGATTCTTTTAAGTTCATTTGTTTTTAATTCTATTTCTATTGCTGATTTGACTGCCATCTCAGCATGGTTGTTACATTCCACAGGTGCATTCCAAAAAGCCATAATACAGTCGCCCATATATTTATCAATGGTTCCTCCGTTGGCCAATATAATTTTAGTCATAGCATCTAAAAATTCATTAACTAATTCTACAAGTCCCTCAGGGTCATCATTATTTTTGTAATGCTCTGATATGGGAGTGAATCCACATATGTCCATGAATAAAAATGACATCTCTTTTCTGTCTCCACCTAGCTTTAATAGCGATGGGTCGTCCTGTAATTTCTGCACCATGTCAGGAGATAAATATGTTTGAAATTGTTTTTTAATCTGCTCTTTTAACTTGTAGGTTGTATAATATTTGTTAAACGAGCTCTGCGCAAATACCACTATTGAACAAAGCAAAGCGAAGGATGCATCTAAGAAGATTAAGGTCGTCCATAAGTACCACGACACTCCAATCGAGGCGCCAATCATACCAACTGACACTAACCCCGCAGCAGCTGTGGGAAGAGTATAGACCGCTAGAAGAATTCCTAAACATATGCTCACCAGAAGAGCGAGCTCGGCTATTGCACTCCAGTCGGGTTCGATTATTTGAATACCTGAAAGGGCGGTCTGAATTAGATGTGCTTGAACTTCGTGGGGATACATTGGTCCCATTGATGTTGCAACTGGATTAGAATATCCTTCAGCTGTAATTCCAAATACTAATACTTTGCCTTGAGGTATATCATCTAGTATAGATTGTGATTGAAATTTATTCCAAAATGCAATTGGGATTTGGCCAAAGCTATCTGTTGTAATTGGATCTAGTTTTCCAATCCTAACCCACTCTACTCCATTGTCTCCAACTTTAACATTATAGCTTGGTTCTCCAGTAAACACCCTAAGCGTATCGAGCGCAAGTCCAGGGTACTGAGTATCATTTGCTCTAATGATAAGAGGAGCTCTTCGCACAACGCCTGTTGGCTGGTCTGGAATACTTGCTGCAGCTCCAACTCCCATTGCCCAGTTACCAAGTATATCAATAGGATATAATAATCCTGGATATTCATATAACCATCCTTTAGGATCTTTTCCAAATGTACCTACACCAACATGAGCACCAACTCCATCTGATAATTGATTGGTTGGTGCTGATGTTAATACTGTTGCTTTGTTTGCAATTGCTTGCATGAATTCATGATCACCACCAAATCTATCTGGCTCTGAATATATCATGTTTAGAACATATAAAGAATTACCAGGTCCTTCATTCATATACTTTGCCATTATTTCTCTAGGCCAAGGATACTGTCCTTCTTTTTGAATTGCTTTTTCGTCTATGTTAATAAGTACTATGTCTTCTGATTGTACTTGTTCTTGAGTCTGTTGGAAGTAATCGTATTGAATAAACCTTAAAGATTTTATTGGATCAGGATTCCATACCTTGACAGATGCCAATAGCATTATAGTTATTAATACACTCCACCACTTAGTCATAATTTT